AGGTGTAGCAGCAGTTGGTTCAATAAATTCAGCCACAGTAGCAGTTCCAGATTCTTCAAGTACAGTATCTGGCTTAACTGGGACAGGAAGCGTAGGCTCTGTAACAGCAACAGGAGCAGCTTCCTCGTTCACTAATTACACAGTTACTGTAGCCACAGGAACTAACTCTTATGGAACAGGTAACAAATTCTACGTAGATGGATCAGTTAGTCCTACCTTAAATTTGACAGAAGGTCAGATATATAGATTCGATCAATCTGATAGTACAAATAACACTCATCCGTTAAGGTTTTCAACCACCGCAAATGGAACACATGCGGGCGGATCTGAATATACTACTGGAGTTACTACTGCTGGAACACCAGGCAGCTCTGGTGCATACACCCAGATAGAAGTTGCATCAGGAGCTCCAACACTTTACTATTACTGTACTAATCACTCAGGTATGGGTGGACAAATAAATACCTAACGATGGCAGGATTTACATATAGCGGATTAAAAACAGCGATACAGGACTACGTAGATAGTTCTGAAACAACGTTTGTAAATAATCTAAATATAATAATTGAACAAGCCGAAGAAAGAATCTTAAAGGGCGTTTGGTTAGATAACTTTAAAAAGAATGTAACTGGAACAGCCACTTCGGATACGCCTTATTTAGGTATGCCTACAGATTTTTTAGCTCCTTTCAGTTTAGCTGTAATAGATAGCAACACGTATCACTATCTTAATTTAAAACAAGTTAGTTTTATGAGGTCATATAAGCCGACCACGACAGGAGCTGTAACAGGAAGACCAAAATATTATGCAGAATTTGATAGCGACAGTTTTATTATCGCACCTACCCCTGATAGCAATTACACATTTGAACTTCATTATTTTTATAGACCAGCTTCTTTAACCGCAGCTGGAGATAGTGGACAAACGTGGTTGTCAGAAAATGCACCTATAGCCTTACTGTATGCTTCTTTAACAGAAGCTTCTATTTTCTTAAAAATGGACCCAGCAGAAACAGGCTTATACAATCAGAGGTTCGAGGACGCTCTGGCTAGATTAAAAAATACTGCAGAGGGAGCAGGGACACAAAGTCAATATAGGTACGACCAAGTTCGTATTCCTATCACCTAATGCTACAAAAGCCTCTTCCAGAGTTGGAAGGTAAGAACATTGCGCTTGTAGCAATGGGTCAAAGTCAGATAGATTATCATTTGTCCAGGACACACAGTTTAGCTTTCGATGAAGTGTGGGCTATAAACGCTATGGTAAGTGTACTTCCAGAGGTAAATAGAGCTTTCATACTAGACCCTATGTCTAGATTTTTAGACACAGAAGACGCAGGTAGCATGACTCAAATTATGAGAAAGTATCTACCGCAGATAGATTACCCAATTTATACATGCGAGTTAGACAAGCGCGTACCAGCGGCGGAAGAGTTTCCATTAGGCCCTTTGATAGGTGATTTAGGATGCGCTTACTTTAACAACACAGTTGCTTACGCTATAGCTTTTGCGTTATGGAACAAAGTAAGTCATTTGACAGTGTTTGGCGTAGACTTTACTTACAAAACAAATATGCACTTTGCAGAATCAGGAAAAGCTTGCTGTGAGTTTTGGTTAGCAAAATGTATGGAAAATAATATAGAAGTGTCGGTAGCTCCTAGATCTAATTTACTTGAGACAGATATTCCCACAAAAGAGAAATTGTATGGCTACCACAGATTGGAAGACCCTGTTGTTACATATATAGATAAAGGTAAGATGGGCGTTTGTAAATGGTCTGATATAATAAAACAAGAACAACCTTTTATAGGAATGATAGATAGAA